AAACAATATTGTTTTCTATTTAGAACTGCATACATCATATTCATATTACTTTTTAATTCTCTCATTGTTCTATCTTCTTCTATCAATAATTCAGTTTTAGAATTACATGGAAATTCTTTAATAATAATCATTTTGAACGCTTCCCAATTACCATTATCTCTAATCATTTTATAAATTAATAAATTATATTTTTTATCATTTATATTATTACATCTATATTTATGTTGTTGTTTTCTTTTATTAAAATTAGTTGTAGAACCAACATATAATAATTCAATATTATCATTATGTTGGATTTTATAAATAATTGCTTTTTGATAATCTATAGGTATTTTAGGCATTTTTTATATATAAATATGTGTTATAATCCTTTATGTCGTTTTATAATATATATAATGAATGTATTAACGAATATATTTACCAAGCTTGCCCGCGGACATCACACCGGCAGACATAGCAGATCCAGACATAGAACTATCGCCCATTTTTGCCATTCTACGAGCTTTAAAATGTTTCATCATATTAGCAACACCGCGATTATCACGAACACCGCCCACCATTCTATCATAATCAGATAGAGAAAGACGAGGAACGGCAGAACTATCTTTAGCAGACATAACCATCTCTTTATTAAGCACTCCACTGAAAGATTGAGCAGATCCTTGATGAAGAACTAAATAACCAGAAGTTATAGAAATTACAATAATTTCAGGAATAAATCCAACAGGACCTTGATTTGTCAAACTTAATGAAAATTGAAGAGAATAAGAACCAAGACTTGAAGAACTTAAATAATCAGGTAAATTAAAAGAATATGATGGTTGTAATGCTAATAGAGACCCAATAGTTGCAATTGTTTGAGTTCCAGCACCCCCACCACTTGAAGTATTACAAGATCCTTGAAATTCTAAAAAGGATTGAGAAGAACCAGCTTTTACGGATAAATTCCATAATTCCTGAGGTGAAGCAGATGCAAGAATACCAGCAACATTATTAAAATTTACTGAAATGCTATTAATTACACAAAAAGCATCAGCATCTTTTGCAGTTTGAGCTCCAATTGGTTTTCGTGCAAAAATTAAAAGGGTATCGGGAACTTGGTTAAGGGTAATAGTTGAAGAGGTATATATTCCTTGAGCACTAGGAGCGAGAGAAGTATTATTACTACCATTTGGAATATATCGATCATATTGTAATAATGGGAGAACATTACGAGCTGAAATTTTAGCATATTGAGATGGTTGAACACTTAAATAATTTATAAGAACGCGTAAATTACTAAAACCAACAACAGAAAGAGCATATGTTTTTGGCCACGGTGTTGATGTTCTAAATACTCGTTTTAATAGACTATCGATTGTGAAATTAAATGTGATGTTATTTATTCCTAACAAACCGGCCTCGTTATTAGTGCATGGATTAGAAATAAATGGAGAAAGGAATAAAAGCGGTTCGGTTAAATGAGTAGTTACAGTAATAACCCATGTATCACCTAAATTTGTAGAAACTAAAGAAGTATCTACAGGTCCAACAGTAGGAGTATGAACTACAGTTATTGATACTTTATGAGATCCACGACCATTTATTTTATTATCATATCCAGATACATTTACACCAGCAAGAGGGTTATTAGTAGCACCTACACCATCAGAATAATTATAATATACATCATCAACCATTGATGGTGTCCATCCGTCATAATAAGTATGTATTTTTTGGTCATTCATTCTAAGTAAAGACGCCATAACATCTTGAGTATTTACAGATAATGAACAACTATTTATTACTACATTTTGAGTAAGATAACCAGCAGTAAGAGGATAAGGTCCAAAACAATCAGTTGAACCCCAATTAAATGCTACTGAACCAACAGGAACATTATTAACACCAATATCATAAGAAACATCACTATCTAATAGCATTCTACGATCAATAACAATATTTTCACTCGGGGCGTTAATTTGCCACGAATGCGATGAATTAGAAAATGTATTTGCATTTTGAGGGGAATAAGTAGATTGTTGTGCCCCGCTTTGAACTGCGAAGCCTATTTCTCCGCTTATATCTTCTATCCTTGAATCATTTATAAGAACTGTTTTTAAATCGCTCATTTTAGTTATATATATAAATGTATATATATTTAAAAAATTTAAATTTTTATATTTAAATTTCTTAAATTAAATTCAATTCAATTATTTAAACTATAATAATTATTTCAATTTATACTCGTTTATATTGTTCTTTTAATTCAAAAAATAATTTGATTGAAATAGAACAACCAGCAGGAAGTAAAATAGGGTTCAATCTTCCTTGTCTATCTTTATAAAATGCAGATATATCTATATTTGAAATTGGTTTATCACCAATCATTGAAATTCTACGATATTCTCCAGATGGAACATAAATAACAAGTGGTTTATATATTCCATCAGTTGCGAAATCTGTAATAATTTGAGACTGAACATTATTATTTCCATTTTGTTGTTGTAATACACCATTAATTGTTAAAGCAGGGATACCCTCATTATTTGGAACAATTGGTAAAGTATTAGACGCAAGAGCAATAGAAATTACAGGGTTCCACGCTGATATAGTTGAAAACTCTTGAAATACTTGATAAGCACTAAATAATAAAGCACCAGTTGGTGGATAATCAGCAATATTAGCGTCTGAAAATACATTTGTTTGTATTAAGAAATTTCTATTATATACATCATTAAATGATTGAATTAAAAAAGGGAATGAACTAAATAATTGTCCTAATGCTTGATTAAAGAAAATTTTAATACCACCAGCATTTAAATCATATCCTAAAACATCAGCATTAATAACACCAATATTATTTTGTGTGTCAAATGTCATCACTGGAGCGAATGCACTTGGAAGAGCACCGGCAACCGCTACTAAATTATTATATGCCGTTTGAAAGCACTGATTAACCAAGTATATCCAATATTGATAATTATATATATCATAATATCCATTTGAATTGTCTTGTAATTTATTTGATGTTAAATTAGGAGCAAGAGGAACGGGAGCAATTAAATTTTGAGGAGAAAACGAAACATAAGCAGGTAATCCAACAAATGCACCAAATTGTAATGTAATAGAATAAATTGTTAAATCAGGATCAACGCTATTTGTTTGTATCATGGGAATAAAAATAGGTAAATAATTTGTATCTAATTGCCATCTGGCAACAATTAAATCATATTTATATGGATCATAAAGAAGTGGAGAACTTCTTGTTTCGTTATAATATGCAACAGGTGGGCGGGTATTAGTATTATTCAAATTACTTATAACCATATCATAATAAACCTTTTCTGGTAAAACTCTTGGTTGTGCTGTAGTCATTACTTATATATATTCTAATAATACATTTTAAAATATTAATCTTTTTTAAACTTTAATTTAAATTCTATATATTAAATAATCTATTTTTAGATTAATTTAGATTATTTATTATCAAATTTATCATAATAATCTAAATCTAGATTATAAATAGGTTATCCTTGATGATAATTTATAAATTATCCCTAAATATAATGTATTTATAATCTAAATTTAGATTAATTAAGTAGTTTAATCTAACTTTAGATTATTTTATATTAAATAAATTAAATAATCTAATAAATAGATTATTTAATTTGTAAAAATATGAGAAAATTGTTTATTTAATATAATACAATTGGTTGAGCGATTATTCTTTGATTACCAGCCACAAAAGAAGGAGTAAATCCTGCAACTACATTTATATAATTACAACGAAGTTTTACAACGGTAGGAACAGGAACATCAACAACAAGACCAGAATATAAACTTTGATTAACACCTAGAGTAGCACCAGCACTTATTAAATTAAAAATTTGACTTACAAGAGTCTGATTACCAGAATCAGATATATAAACTTGAACATTTTGTAATCCAGCACCACCAGCACCTGCGGCAGGTAATGCTACAGTTGCTTGAAATCCTAGAGCATATAAACCAGCAGGAAGCGATAATGTGATTTCAGCACCAGCACCAGCAAGTTTTATAACTACTAAATCTGTTACTTGAGCAACAGCATTAACAGTCAAATTAACAGTATTACCAGCATCTACAATTGTATAGACTTGTTTTTGTAATGCAAGATTATTTACGAAACTCGAAATTGACATTTTTTATTATATATTATTAATTTAGAATTTATATTTAAAATTTTTTATATTTATTTTATATATATGTCTAAAGAGAGTATAATAAATAAATATAAAAATGAATTAAAAAAAATGGTTTCAGAAGATGATTTCGTCCGTAATTTTGGTTTAGATGTTAAAGATAAAATTATGAAATATAGTGAATTACAAAATTATAATAATATTGACGAACTAATACCATTGAAAGATGATTATAGAATATTATTATTAG